AACGCCGGCGCTGGGTGTCTTTGTTGAAGATGCGCTGAAAGAAGTTGGCAGCGAGACCAAGAGTCGCGTTATCAGTCGCATTCGTGAAGGCGTCAGCCAGGGCGAGACAAACGACCAGATAGTGCGCGCCCTGCGTGGCACCAAGACCATGAATTACAGTGATGGCGTGCTTAAGACGACCCGCAACAACCTGCAAACGCTGGTGAGAACGGGCAGGACGCACCTATCCAACACGGCATACGATGAGACATACCGGGCGCTCGGCGTTGAGCAGGTGGTGTTCGTGGCCACGATTGACGGTCGAACCTGCTTGGTTGCGGGTTCTCTTGTCGACACCCCGTCTGGTAAGCGACCCATCGAGGTGCTTCAAGCTGGCGATGAGGTAATGGGTGGCTCGGGTACTGTCAAACAGGTTAGAGCCACTAGGAAAGCCAAGTCCCGCAAGCTGTGCAGGGTAACCCTGAGCAATGGCGAGGCGGTGACCTGTACGCAGGATCACAGGTTTTGGACAGCCAATGGATGGGTGGAAGCTAAGGACTTGAAGGCAGGCGAGAATTTGCCAGATAGGCTATAATGAACGAGCCGAGACAGTGCGCTAACACTTGTCCCGGCTCTAACCACCACCTAATCGGACGAGGATTACGGCAATGGCTGACGACAAGTGTACTTGTGCTACTTGTGGCGCGCAATTCAAGCCTGTTAAAGGCAAGCGAAATATCTACTGCGAAATGGCGTGCTATCGAATTGCTCAGCGCGCTGGAAACTATAAGCGTGGCTCAAGGCTAATTCATTCATGCACCCATTGCGGGTCTGAGGTTGTTGGCGTCTCCAAGGCGCGTCGACGTAATGGCGAGAAAGCGGAAAAGGTATTCTGTAATCGTAATTGCTACGATGCTCACCGTGCCGCGGAAGTTGACCGAGTTTACGGGCATTGTAAAAATTGCTCAGCGCCGCTCTCAAGGCGAACTGTTACTGGCAGCAATGCTACTTTTTGCTCAATGGATTGCCGTGTTGATTTTAAGCGAGCCAAGCCCAAAAACTGCATATCATGCGGCTGCTGGTTTACCCCGATAAAGTGGCATTCAAATGCTAAACGAATGACCACTGCAAGTGATGCTAAGACGTGTTCAAGCGAGTGCTTTATACGCTGCATTAGCGAAAATGAGGAGCGTAAGAAAAAGATCAGCGCTGCCTTCACTGGTGAGAACCACCCTAATTGGATTGGTGGCTCGGCTATGAAAAACCGCGGCTTTCGCGGTTCTGAATGGCCTAAAGCTAGAAAGAAAGCCTTGGAGCGCGATAAATACACTTGCCTCAAATGCGGGATTACAGAAGAAGAGCATCGAGAAAAGTTAAACCGCGGACTGGAAGTTAATCACATCCGCCCTTTCTGGCAGTTCAATGGCGATAACCAGAAGGCCAACAAGCTCAGTAATCTTGAGACGCTTTGTAGATCGTGCCACCAATTAACCGAGTGGGAGTATCGCCGCACCCACGCTATGCAAAAGGTGCTTCCCTTTGGTTAAAGTTGAATCAGTGGAACTCATAGACTCAGATGAAGAGGTCTGGGTCTATGACATAGAAGTGCCTGATGATGAGTCGTTCCAGGCGTCTGGTATCGTGCTGCATAACTCGCTTTTGTGCTCCTCTTTGGACTCAAAGACATACGAGGTCGGCAGCAACTACCCGCGCCCTCCTCTGCATTACGGCTGTCGCTCGGTTATCGCGCCCTACTTTGGCGGACGCATCGCCGGTAACCGTCCTTATGTGAAAGCGTTTCAGCCGATTAGGACGATTCCGAAAGATAGGCGACCTGACGGCATGGTTGGCCAGGTGCGTGCCTCCACTTCAATGAGAGAATTCTTGAAGCGACCAGATAATGCAGCGTTTGCGCGTGATTACTTTGGGCCCACACGGTACAAGCTGTTTCAGGAAGGGAAGATCAGCATTGGCCAGATGATTAGGGCGGACGGAACGCGCTATACCATCGCAGAGCTACGCCAGCGGCATGCTAAAGACTTCCGCGAGCTGTTTGGCGACGCCGCATAGGTTAAGCTGAGGCAATGACACCCTGCGATGTGCAGTTCCATACGTGGTGGCAATGCTTCCAGCGGCAACAAGCGGGCATCGCTACCTTCCACGACCTGATCATCATGCGGATGAATTGGGAGTTGAGTCTGGCTATACAGCTTAGGCTCGGTTCGCTAAATGACTAACCAACCACACCACTTTTCTAGCCCTGCTTTCGAGCGGGGCTTTTTTATGGAGATTGAAAAAATGCATCTGCACTCACATCAGCAGCGGGTTGAAGACGAAAAGAATGAGCTCGATACAAAGATTGGCGCATTGGGTAAATTTTTAGGCGGAAGCATCTTTGAGAGCCTTGATGCTGGAGAGCAGGATCGTCTTAAGCGTCAGTATCAGCACATGGCCCATTACAGCGACGTGCTTGGCGAGCGCATTAGCAATTTCTAGACCCCGCTAATAACCCAAGCCCTAGCATCCGTCGGGGCTTTTTCGTAGCCGAAGGAGGCGAAATGGATCAGTTCACAGACCTTGAGCTATTGGCCGAGCTATTACGCCGCAACAGTGACCGGCTAACAGGCTCTCCAGTGAAGCGCACCTACGGTACGCCGCACTTCGATTTATGTATTGGTATCGGCCCCGATCACACCGCAGATATCACTCTTGATAACGATGCGCTTGAAGAAGTTCGGCGTCTCACATAACCCCAGTTCTTTCTAACAGGCTGCCTTCGGGCGGCCTTTTTTATGCCCGGTTGCGCCGGGTGAATCAATAGGGGCTGCGCCCCGGAGGATGTATGACTCTCGAAGAACTACTTGCCCAGTCCATTGAGGATGAAGAAAAGCGTCAGCAGGTGCTTGAAGCCATCAAGCAGGATCGCGCTGGCCTTGAAGCCAACAAGCAGAAAGTATTGGACGATCTCAAGAAGCAGCAAGAGCGCTCTACCAAGATGGAAGGCACGCTTCAAAGCCTGCAATCCGCCTTTGGTGACCGCACGCCTGACGACGTTAAGGCCATGATGGATCGGCTTGAGAACGACGAGATGACGCGCCTGGCTGCCGAAGGCAAGACTGACGAAATCCTCAAGAAGCACAAGGAAAAGTGGGACGCTGAGCGCAAGAGCGCAGAGCAGTCATGGCAGCAGCAGCTTGAAGAGGCTACTGGTCGAGCAAGCACGCTTGAGCAGAAGTTGACCCAAGAGCTTGTCGATAACCGCGCCATGGCCGCCGCATCAAAGGCTGGCGTTATTCCAGAGGCGCTTGATGTGGTCAAAATGCTGGCTAAGAGCCAGTGGCAGCTTGAAGACGGCGAGCCGGTACTGCGTGACAAAGACGGCAATATCGTCACCGGCAAGAAAGGCGCACTCACGTTTGAGGAGTGGGCGTCAGAGCAACTTCGAGAGTCACACCCTTACATCTTCCCGCAGCCCAAAGGCACGGGCGCTCCCGGCAATAACGGCGTAAATGGCACCAAGAACAACCCTTGGGCAAAAGATACCTTCAATCTTACCGAGCAGGGTCGCATTTCGCGTGAAGACCCTGCTAAGGCTGAGCGGCTTAAAGCTGACGCTCAGTAGTTAAACGTTGGGCCGGTAGCTGCGCTGCCGCCCGCTTCATCACGGCTGCGCCGACCCAAAACACTCTACCGACCCAAAGGAAATACCAATGACTAAGATTGCAGACGTTATCGTTCCTGAAGTATTCAACCCCTACTTCTTGCAACGCACGGCAGAAATGGCGCGTTTTTATCTTGGCGGCATCGTCTCTAATGACGAGGCGCTTAACCGCTTGGCTCAGTCTGGCGGCAAGACGCTGAACATGCCCTTCTGGAACGACCTGAATGGCGATGATGAAATCCTGTCCGACTCTAGCGCTCTAACGCCTGGCAAAATCAACGCCGGTCAAGACGTGGCAGTTTTGCACATGCGCGGTCGGGCATGGTCGGTTAACGACCTCGCTACCGCGCTGTCTGGTGATGACCCGATGGGCGCAATTGCTGACTTGGTTGCTGCCTACTGGGCGCGACGCTATCAAGTCGTCGCCCTTTCGTCCCTCATGGGTGTAATGGCAGATAACTCAGCAAACGACGGCGGCGATATGATCGCCAATGCCGCAGGCGCTACCGTTGCTGACGTAAGTGCTGACACTCGATTCCACGGCGACGTGTTCATTGATGGTCAGGCTACTTTTAGTGATGCGCTTGGTGGTCTTTCTGGCATCGCTTTCCATCCGAACGTTTACCACAATCTCAAAAAGATTGACCAAATCAGCTTTGAGAAAGAGTCTCAGGGCGACCTTGAGATTGAAACGTATCGCGGACTACGCGTGATCGTTGATCGCAACCTTCCCTACACGCCAGCAGCTGGTACAACTGGCACAGATGCCGCAGCTCAATACACTAGCTACCTCTTTGGCTCTGGCGCTATTGGCATGGGTCAAGGTGGCGCACCGGTGCCGTCTGAAACAGACCGCGACTCCTTGGCTGGTGAGGATATTCTGGTAACTCGCTCGCACTTCCTGATGCATCCGCGAGGCGTTAAGTTCACCAGCTCAAGCGTCGCGGGTGCTTCACCGACTAACGCCGAACTGCAAGCAGCGGCCAATTGGGATCGCGTGTATGAGCGCGAAAACGTGCGTATTGCTGCCATCAAAACCAACGGCTAATTAAAAGGGCGTCCAAGCGGCGCCCTATTTATCCCCAGGAGGCTCTATGGGACTTGCAGCGTTCAACCGATTGCGTCGGCAACAAACAGAGAAATCAAAACAGCAGGATCAAGCTTCAGCTGAAGACGAAAATGGCAGCGATAACGGCGCGCTCGCCGCTGAATATGAAGAGCGCACTGGAAAGAAAGCCGGGCGAATGAAAGCCGAGACCATCCGTGAAAAGCTGGATGAGCTGACTAAAGACCAGGAGTAACCCATGCCCTACGTCACTGCCGCCCAGGTAGATGAAATTCTCGGCAGTGACTGGGCCGAGGAAGCAGCCAAGCCGTTAGCCGTGCAAATGGCAAATGACTGGCTCACGGCTAAAGGAATCCCAGCCGACGTTGACGACGAGCGCATCGTTCGCGCTGGTGCCTATCTCGCCAAGATGGCGGCAGGCGGGACGCTTTACGCCGATAGCGAAGGAGCGATTAAGAGTGAGTCGGTAAAGGCAGATACGGTGTCTGTGAGCACTGAATATCAGGACGGCGCCAAGGCGATGCTGGGCGACATGCTCTACATCAAAGACTTGTTGCGCCCCTGGCTTAACCCCTTTGGCTCCAGCGTCCGCATTCTGTCGAGGCTCTAATGGGATATATCCAAGACAAGCTTAATGCCAAGCTGGCCAAGGCGTATGACGGCAAGCTAGCCGACGCCATCAAGCCCTTTGAGTGCGTGCGCTCTACTGCTGCGGGTGAATACGACTGGGAGACCGGCGAAACGCCGATTGTGACTACTGGCTACGTTGGTAGAGGCGTGTTCGGCAGCTTCAACGTTCAGGAAATCGACGGCGAAAACATACTGGCGACTGACTACAAGCTAAGCGGTGCGCTCAAGATCGAAACGGTCATGGTGGTTGATGGCGAGCCTACGGGCGAGCTGGCCGTGCCGCAGATTGATGATGTGATTAATGGGCTGCGTGTTGTCGCTGTCGGCGGCGATCCAGCAGATGCCACTCATACGCTGCAATTGAGGGGGTCGTGATGGCTAAAGGCGGATGGTCAATGCCATTAACGGCATTCATACCTCAGGTCGAAAACGAGTTCGTACAGCTGCGAAACCGTATTGTCGCCGATGCGTTGCAGGGCCTCCATTTCCACTCTCCAGTTGATCAGGGCACATATCGCCATAACCATCGAGTTTCTATCGGTGACCGCGACATGACCTTCGAAATGGTGGTCGGATCGCCATCCCCGCAAGGAACCGTCGACCAAGAGGCTTATGACCGCGAGATACGCAAGCTGCTGAATGAGCATGCGCCATACACAATCGTGTATCTGCAGAATAACTCGCCCCATGGTATCCCTTTGGAAGACGGACATTCGGATCAGGCGGGAAAAGGCGTCTACCGCGTAGTGGCTTCGCTGATTCGCTCTAAATACGGTGGCGGCTAATGACCTATACAGAGATTCAAAAGGCGCTCGCTAGGCATATGGGGCAATGGCCAGGGCGCGTCGATGTTCCGGTGTGGATTAACGGCGCCATTATCCCCGAGAGCGTATCCGCTGCCCGCGACGGCCCAACCAAAGCCCCGTGGGTGCGCTTCAACATCATCTGGTCGAAGGCGTTCACTGCTGGCGTGGGTAGCGAGCCCTGTCGCCGAATCCCCGGCATTATCACTGCTGAGATTTACTACCCCGAGCCGGTCTTTGATTCCACAACCACGTCGATCAAAAACCCAGCGCTGGAAACGCTGATGATTGCCGACTCCATCGCCGAGCACTTCCAGTATTGGCAAGAACAGAAGATCAGCACGCTAGCCGCCTCAGTCGTCAATGTCGATGATGAGGCCGACTGGCACCGCCGAAACGTTGTTGTCGACTTCGACGCTGATTAACCCCGGAGGATTTATGCCAAACACTTCACGAATCGAATTACACGTTGATGCTGACGTTGATTTATCGCAGCGCCGCACCATTGCCGAGGCGCTGGATATTCTAGGCATTGCGCTGGCCAGCCATCATCACCAATGGACGCCGCAAGAGCGCGAAGCCTACGATGCAGCGGTTAAAGCCGTTACCGACGTTAAGCTAAGCGAAGGCACGATGCGCATTGATGACCATGGCGACCACTATCGCATCACGCCATTTCATCGAGGCGACCGCGAGATCCTTGAGCGATATTCCAAC